GAGTTAGTTAGAAAACTTCCTTACCGTGCTAATCTTCGTGGCGTAGTAGACGTTCAATGGAGAGTAGCAAGATACGGATCAGCAGGAATAGAACTAGATAACTTGTAAGAGGGGGCACTAAATGGCATCTGACAACGAACATCGTTTAGTCAGTAAGGTCATCCGTGATCGAGACATAGTTCCAGCACTACAGCGTGGTGTTAATGAGTCTTGGTTTTTAGATGATGACAATCGTAAAGCATGGTCATTTGTTCGTAAACACTATGGTGAGTACAGCGAAGTTCCTACTGCCGTAACAGTCAAAGATCATTATCCCAATTACAAAGTTTTGGATGTTCAAGACAATCTTGAGTACCTCTTGGATACCATGGTTGACTTTCGTCGCAGATTACTTACTCGACAAGGACTTGAAACTGCAGTTGAACAATTACAGGACAATAATCACGATGCCGCTCTCCTTGCGATGGAAGCAACTATTACCAAGGTTAATGAACAAGGCATTCTTGGCACACATGAAATAGATTTAACTAAAAATACAGAACAACGTTACAAAGAATATCAAGCCTTACAGAACGAAGAGTTCTTAGGTATTCCTACTGGTTTTTCAAAGATCGACGAAGCAACTGCAGGTTTACAAGGCGGTCAATTAATAACAATAATTGCTCCACCAAAAACTGGTAAGTCGCAGATTGCATTAAAGATGGCTGTCAATGTTCATATGCAGGGATTTATTCCAATGTTTCAATCTTTTGAAATGAACAACCATGAACAACAACAAAGACACGATGCAATGAGAGCAAATATTTCTCATGGCAGATTACGTCGTGGAAAACTATTACCAGCAGAAGAAGATAGGTATATAGATATTTTAAATAAAATGGAAACCGAACCATCTTTTCATTTAATTGATGCTGTAAATGGAATTACGGTTTCAGCCTTAGCAGCAAAGATTGAGCAAACAAAACCAGACATAGTATTTGTAGACGGTGTTTATTTAATGTTGGATGAAGTAAGCGGAGAAATGAATACACCACAAGCAATAACAAATGTTACTCGATCGTTAAAACGGTTAGCCCAAAGAGTAAACAAACCAATCATTATTACAACACAAACTTTGTTATGGAAAATGCGTGCTGGAAAAGTTACTGCCGACTCAATTGGTTACTCATCTTCTTTCTTTCAAGACTCTGATGTTATTTTAGGATTAGAACCAGTTGAAGAAGATGAAGATATTAGATTATTAAAAATTGTTGCCAGCCGTAACTGTGGTCCTAGTGAAACTGCTTTAACTTGGCGTTGGGAAACAGGTTGTTTTCATGACGAAGAACAAATGATGAAATGCAAATTTTGTTCTGATTGGGGCCGTGTGTGATTGATGTAGAAAAAATTCTTTTATTTTTAGAGGTACCTCTTCACGCACAAAGAGGTTCTGAAGTTAATGGTTTATGCCCAATGCATAAACAAAGAACAGGTAAAGATGATCACAGGCCTTCTTGGTGGATAAATTCTGAAACAGGCGCTCACATTTGTTTTTCTTGTGGTTATAAAGGAAATATTTATACTTTAATTTCAGATATAAAAGGTATTGATTACCATGATGCACGAGACTACATTGACGATACCGCAGAAGTTCCTATTGATTCTTTAATGAAAAGAATTAAAGAGTTACCACAGTACGTTGTCGCTGAAGAAACCATACCAATGTCTGAGGCTAGATTAGCGGTATACGGAGAACCGCCCGACATAGAACTAAAGAAAAGATTTTTAACACGAGAGGCCGTAAATAAATACGAAGTTTTATGGGACGAAACAAATGAAGCCTGGATATTACCTATTCGTGATCCTGAAACTTTTTTATTATTAGGTTGGCAAGAAAAAGGCGCTAGAGGAAGATTTTTTAAAAATCAACCTGCTGGAGTTAAAAAATCTAAAACTGTTTTTGGAGTTCAACATTTAAACGAGGAACAATTAATAGTGGTTGAATCTCCCTTAGATGTGGTGAGGTTAGAGTCTGTCGGAATTTGTGGGTCCGTATCAATTTATGGCGCAATGATGAGTGAAGAGCAAGCAAAAATAATTCGTAGAGCAAAAAGAGTAATAGCCGCATTTGATAATGATCCTGCTGGAAAAAAAGCCTGTGAACAAATACGAGACTATGCTCGTAAATATGGTTTTGATTTATTGTTTTTTAATTACACGGGTATTGATGTAAAAGATGTGGGAGACATGACTCCGTCAGAAATATTGACTGGACTAGAAACTGCAAAACACATGTTGCATGGAAAAGCCGCTTATCTATAATGGACTTAAGAGATAAAGATCAACCTTTACACGTATGTATTTGCGGTTCTACTTTGTGGAGTGTCAAAGTAATGTTTGAAGATGGAGAAATCTCTTTATATATGTTAGATATGGAGTGCGCCTTGTGTGGCAGTTTAGCAACTGCTCCAACGCCAATAGATAGTGTTTAAAGGAATTTTAAAACCATATCAACCCGAAGCAGTAGACAAAATGGTTAATAGTAAAAAAATGCTTGTTGCATATGAGATGGGTCTTGGAAAAACTTGTATGACTATTGCCGCACTTGAGAAATTAAAAGAGGACGGAGAGTTAACTAAACCTATTTTAATAATTGCTTTATCTAGTTTAAAGTATCAATGGGAAAAAGAAATAAATAAGTTTTCCGATGCAAGAACCGTAGTTATAGATGGTTCTAGAAGCACTCGATGGATTCGTTGGGACAGAGAACTTAGTGGAGTAAGATCTTCAGATTACATTATCTGTAATTACGAAACAGTTGTTAATGATTGGGATTGTATAAAAGACGAAGACTGGGGAGCAATAGTGTGTGATGAGGCTACAGCAATAAAGGGTTTTAGATCTAAACGTTCAAAGGCTGTAAAAAAGTTATCTGCAAATGTACCTATTAGATTTGCTCTTACGGGCACCCCAATAGAGAATGGTAAACCAGAAGAGGTGTATAGCATTATGCAATTTGTAGATCCAAAATTACTTGGAAGATTTGATCTGTTTGATCAAACTTTTATTGTAAGAAATCACTTTGGTGGTGTTCAACGGTATAGAAACTTAAATATATTTCACGCAAAAATGAAAGAAGCGTCGGTCCGAAAAGTACAAACAGATCCAGACGTCGCTCCTTATCTTCCCGACACAATTCATCTAGATCCAATTCAAATTTCTTTTGACACAAAAACCTCTGAGTTATACAACTTAATTGCTAATGAATTGAGTCAAGAATTATATGAAGCACAACAATTACTTGGAGCAAACTTTTCTTTACTAGCACACTACGGACACGATAGTAAGCCAGGTGGTCCAGCAGACATGATGCGGGGCTCTATTATGTCTAAGATTACTTCTTTAAGAATGCTTTGTGATCATCCCAGTTTATTGATCGATAGTTCTGAAAAATTTTTAAAACAAGAAGGCGAAGGCAGTGCCTATGCATACAGTTTAAAAGAACGTTCTTTGTTAGAAAACATAACTAAACAACCAAAATTAGATGTATTAAAAAGTTATGTGGCTGATCATTTAGAGACTGATCCAGAAGCAAAAGTAGTTATCTTTACATCTTGGGTCGGCATGCTTTCTAGAATTCAAGAAGTTACTGGTGGGACTATATATACGGGAAGTATGAATGCAAAAGAGAAAGAAGCAAGTAAAGAAAAGTTTCTTACAGACCCAGATTGTCGTGTGTTTATTTCATCAGATGCAGGTGGCTACGGTGTAGATTTACCTATTGCAAATTTGTTAATAAACTATGATCTGCCTTGGTCTGCGGGTTTAGCCGTACAAAGAAATGGACGAATTAAACGAGCATCAAGTAGATGGCCAAGCATAATTATTCAAGATATTATTGTAAAAGACTCTATTGAAGAACGACAATTTGAAATGCTTCAACAAAAAAATGCAGTAGCAGACGCAGTAATGGATGGAACGGGAATCAATTCTAAAGGAGGAATTGACCTAACCGTGGGAAGTCTGATAAGTTTCCTACAACAACAGAGACCTTGAGGGGGTTAACATGGCAAGAATAAAAGAAGAAGAACCTAGAGTGGCTGCAATAGATGACCTTGAAGCACAGGCTAAACAATATATATTTTTTAAAAAACAAGTTGAGTATTTTGAGTCAGAATTAAAACTGCTCAAAGAAAAAATATTTGAAGTTGTAGACACCAAGGGTGAAGTCGATGGCAATGGAAATATTTTTGTAGAACTTCCAAATGAAATAGATGGTGTAACCATGTTACAAAAACAAAGAAGAGTGTCTCGTAAAATTGATCCACAAATGGCTGATAATTTAATTGTGTCTAAAGGTCTTGAAACTGAGTTGTATAAAACTATTCAGATTATTGATGAAGATGCTTTAATGGCCGCATTGTATGAGGGAAAGTTAACTGAAGAAGAGGTTGACTTAATGTATCCACAAAAAATTGTATGGGCTTTGATTTTAAATAAGAGATAATTATGGCTGGATTACGTGGAGACGATGAGATTTTAGAAGCGTTTGCTGATTTGGAATACATTCCAGGTTCTAAAAGAAAACGCCGTGAAGAAGATCCAAAAGTTTCTCGCCGTAAAAACGGGGAGAGTAATGGTTGGGATGCAAATCCGATCATTAAAACATTAAGTGGAAAAGAAACAGAGGTTTTTACTATTAGTGCATTAGCACTAGCGTTAGAAAAAACAATTGTTACTGTTCGCTTATGGGAAAGAAAAGGCTACATACCTAGAGCACCTTATAGACTTCGGTCTAAAACTCTAAAGGGAGAAAAAATTGGAGGAAATAGGGTGTACACCAGACCATTAATTGAGTCCGCTATTGAAGAGTTTTCAAAACGTGGATTACTAGGGTCTGCTCGTGTAGAGTGGTCTAACCAAGATGACCTAACAGAGGCTTTAATAAGTCGTTGGAAGGAAATCACAAACCTAGAGAGCCAGTAGTGATTAAGTTTGTACAGTGATACAACATCCTCCGTGCCTCATTACCGAAAGAAGAAACAAATGCCAATAACCAAACCAACAAATGATGTTGCAGAAAATCCTGCAAATTATTTAGATGAAGACAGCGAAACTGCAGAACCAAAGATTGGTACTACAGTTCAACAAGGTTGGGAAGCAGCAGAGGCTCTCTTAACTGAGAATTCCTCAGAGTTTCCAACAGAGTTTCGTTTTTCTGAACAACCACAATTAATTAAATTCTTAGAGGATGGACCCTTCCGTGTTTACGAGCAGCATTGGATTGAACGGCCAACAGGCAAAAAATCTTTTGTTGCTTTAGCAGAAAATGATCCGTTTACTGACATCCTTGGAAGTAAACCACGTTCACGTTTTGCATTTAATGTGCTTGTACTAACTGGCGAAGCACAGGGTGTGCAGATTCTTACAGCACCTCCAACACTTGCAAGACTAATTAAAAAGTCTCATGAAGATGAGCGCAAAGGACCTCTGTCAAAAGAGTTCTGGGAAATTTCTCGGATGGGTACAGGGCCTACAACAAACTACACTATGGAGTTTGTTCGTGGTCGTGACCTAGCGGAGGAATGGAAGTTGAACCTCGATGAGGTTCAAGAACTAGTAGCACGGGCTGTTCCGTATACAGCCGAAGTAATTCGAGAGACCCCTCGCTCCGAAATGCTTAAGATTGCTCGTTCCTTGGTTTAACCAAGATTCCAATGTGGCGGAGCCTGTTTATTTCCGTTTTCAGGCTCCGCTACTTAACTTATTAGTGAGGGAAAATAATGAACATTATTACAACTAAAGAACAACTAAGAGATCTGGTCGAGTATTACTCATCAGTAAATGCATTTGCATTTGATGTAGAAACAGTTGGAGAAAACAGAATTCAACCTGTGGTAAACGACGTATTGTGGATTTCTTTAGCAACAGAAGGAAGAACAGATGTAATTCCCATGGGTCATCCTAATGGGGAATTTTTAAGTTGGGATAAAGAAATTTTGTTAAGTGGTCAACGCAAGGCAGTTGCTGGTAAACCTTTAACAGATGCTGACTATTCTAAAAATCAAGCAAAATGGAAACCAGTCTTTGATTTACCACCAGAACAGTTACTACCTGGAGAAGTGTTTCAAGCATTAAAACCTTTGTTTTTTAGTAACAAACTAAAAATAGGACATAACATTAAATTTGATTTAAAATCAATTGCTAAATATTATCGTGGAGTTGTTCCTTCAAAACCATTTTTTGATACTTTAATGGCAGCATTTATTATCGACAATAGAAATAGAATAGCCTTAAATCTTGCTGCTTGTGCCGAAAGAGAGTTAAGTTTAAAAGTAGAAAAAGGCGTAGGTGCAGAAGTTGAGGCTCATGCTTTTTCTGTCGTGGCTAAATATGCAGGAATAGATGCAGAAGTAACTTGGAATTTATATAAAACTTTTTCTCCAAAATTACAAAATGGATTAAAAGATGTATGGGATTTAGAAATGGGATTAATTCCAGCATTATGTGATATGGAATTAACTGGTGCAACAATTGATGTAAAAGAACTTACTTCTTTAAAAGCAAGTCTTGAAAAAGACATTGATTTAGCAAAGGCTAAGGCTTGGAAATTAACTGGAAAACCTTTTGCTATGAATTCGGTAAAAGAAAAACAAGAATTGTTGTTCTCTTCCAAACCAGAAGGTCGTGGCATTAAACCAAATTTACGTGTACGGGTAGCCCTTACTGCAAGAGGACAAGCCGTTGCAGCAACTGATGCAAGTAACTTAACTATCTATCATTACTCTGTTTCATCAGATGCTCTTGAATTTTATAGGTCTAAGGATGAGTTAGTCGATGCAATTCTTGAGTATCAAGATTTAAATAAATTAATGACAACTTATGTTGTGCCATATTTAGGTGGAGAAGTCACAAGAACTACAATGGGTAAAGAAAAAGTTTTTGATAAAAAAAGTTTGTTAATTAATGGCAGAGTTCATACCAATTTTAAAGCCCACGGAGCAGAAACTGGCAGATTCTCCAGCAGCGATCCAAACTTACAAAACATACCTAGTGCAGGAGAGTATGGAAAGTTAATTAGAAACTTATTTGTTGCACCTACTGGATATAAATTAATAGTTGCTGATTACTCTCAGATTGAACCTAGAATCATTGCTTCTTTTTCTAAAGATCCAATTATGGTAAAAAACTATTTAGATGGAGAAGATATCTACACAACAATTGGCAATACAATGGGAGTAGATCGTAAAGCGGGAAAGGTTCTTGTTCTTTCTATTGCTTACGGTGTTGGCCCAGAAAAAATTGCAGCAAGTATTGGCTGTACAGTTACTGATGCAAAAAATTTATTAAATAGATTTACAGAAAAGTTTCACGATATATCAAAATATAAAGCCAAAATTATTAGACAAGCCTTGGCAAAAAGTCCAGTCCCATATGTTCCCACTGTATATGGACGCAGAAGATACTTGCCAGATTTAAAAAGTAAAGAGATAGGTTTAAGAGCAAGGGCTGAAAGACAAGCATTTAACACAGTAATTCAAGGATCTGCAGCAGATTTAATGAAGTTAGCAATTATTAGAGCCCACTCTTGTTTAGTAACAGAACCTGATGCCAATGTAATTTTGACTGTGCATGATGAACTTGTTACAGTTGCTCGTGAAGATCTAGCAGAATCGGTTGCCGAAGCAGTTAGAGAGTCAATGGAAGGCGTACACATCCCAGCAATTATTGTTCCACTAATTGCCGATGTAAAAATAGTAGACAAATGGGGAGAAGCAAAATGAGCAACGCAGACTGGTGGTCTAAACAATTAGGTGTGCAACCTGCTGCACCAGTTGCACGCCCTGCAGATATTCCAATGCCACCATCACAACAACCTATGACACCTTATGTTCCACCACAACCTCAACAACCAAGCATTCGTATTGGAAGCACAGGTCAAACTCAGTTATGTCCTGACTGCAATAGTAATAATTATATGGCTGTTCAAAACGCTGCTCCAAGATGTTACGACTGTGGGTATCCTTTACAACAATCAGGAAGTAAATTTGGATCACTAACTGGTGCAAAAGTAGAAGGAAATATAAAATCTTCTATAGGTAATGACACGCAAAGTAATTGGAATCCACAAGGAATCATTGGGAGAATAGAGTAATGAATGACGAAGCCAAAAAGATTGTTGCTCAATTAAATAAAAAGTTTGGTAATAATGTTGTAGTAATTGCTTCCGATATTCGTAGTGATTTGGTTCCTAGAATTACGTCTGGTTCAACTACCTTAGACTATGTTCTTGGAGGGGGATTTCCTGGAAATCAATGGAATGAATTAATAGGAGAACCTTCTCACGGAAAAACTGCAGTTGCTTTAAAAACTATTGCAGCAAATCAAAAGTTAAACCCAGAACATACAACAGTGTGGGTAGCCGCAGAACAATGGGTCCCTGACTATGCAGAAATGTGTGGGGTAGACACTTCTAGGGTAATTGTTAT